GATAGTTTTACCTGATATTAAATACGCCAATATTTAAATCAATCGAAGCCTTACTTTAATTAGTAGGGTTTTTTTTATGTCTAAAATAAAACAAGGGATTGCATGATGATTGATTTCTTTTATATAAGCGCAGATGACATAAAGCGCAGTTTCTTGATGAATAGCACTGAGCAGAATATTGACAACCTAGTACATACGATAACAGCAGATAGAGATTGCAGCGATGCTTACAAAGATGATTTGCGGTCATGGCTTGAACTACTTGTCCAAACGTCTAAATAACGGCAGGGATGCTATGTGTGAATTGAGCAATGAGCAAGTCTTTAGCAATTGGCAAGAGTGCAATAGAGAAAACCGACAGCAAGGCGCTGATTATTGGCATGACTTTATGAGCAAACGTGCCAAGCGTGGTTATAAGGGCGCACAGGCTGTTGTTGATAAGATGAATAAATTGAAGTAAACAGTTTGCCCGCTTAACCGCGGGCTTTTTTGTACCGAAACGTCAGGGGGCGTTATGAATGATGATATGCCTCATGGCGTTGTACTGACAGACAAGCAAGCAAGATTTGTAGATGAATATCTGGTTGACTTAAATGCTACTCAGGCAGCGATACGCGCAGGGTACAGTGAAAAGACAGCGGCGGTCATTGGCAATGAGAACCTTATAAAACCTTATATTGCTAACGCTATCACAAAAGCACGGGCTGAGCGATCAGAGCGAACCAAGATTGACCAAGATTATGTAATAAGAACTATTGTTGAGACTATCGAGCGTTGCAGTCAAGCCAAGCAGGTTTACGACAAAAGCGGTGAGCTAGTCATGACAGAGACACCAGATGGTAGTCTTGCCCCTGCTTACAAGTATGATGCTACTAACGTGCTAAAAGGTGCTGAGCTGCTAGGCAGGCATTTAGTTATGTTTACTGACAAGGTGGACAATACGTCAAGCGATGGCTCAATGAAGCCAGTATTCAATATTGTGGGAGTATCACCGGATGACACAAGCGCATCAGGTGACAGTACCGAATAAACTGCTACCAGCCTTCACAAATCTATCACAGTGCATTTACGACATTATCGTGTGGAAAGGTGGCAGGGGTAGCGGTAAATCGCAGTCACTAGCAGCTATTGGCATCCTAGAGAGCTACATTGATGATGGTGTGATTCTATGCTGTCGCGAAATACAGAAGTCGGTAAGCGATAGTATTTATTCAATGCTAGTAAGTTACATTGAGGACAAAGGGTTAGGCAAAGATTTTAAGATACTCAATACCTCAATCACTAATATTAAAACTGGTGCTGAGTTTATATTTGCTGGTCTTAAATCAAATATTACCAGCATTAAATCAATTAATAAATTACGTGTCGTCTTAGTTGATGAGGCTGAGAACGTCACACAAAACAGTTGGGATATTCTGCTGCCAACACCGCGCTATGGTGATGTGCGTATCTATGTCGTGTTTAACCCACGCTTTGAAGATGACCCCACTTATCAAGAGTTTGTTGCTAAGACTGACAAGCGAAAGCTAGTCATTGATATTCAGTACACAGATAACCCCTTTTTTCCTCCATCGCTAGAGCGACAGAGACAGCGTGATGCCAATGGCGATGCTGGGCGTTATGCATGGGTATGGAAAGGCAAGTTTCTACAGATAACCGAAGCAAGTATCTTAGCTAAGAAATTGGTTACTAGGACTTATGAGGTTGATGATAGTTTTGGTGATCCGCTTATCGGGGTCGATTGGGGTTTTAGTAATGACCCTAATGCGGTGACTGAGAGCTACGTTAAAGACAATACGTTATATATCCGTAATGCAGCTAAAAAGGTCGGTCTTGAGCTTGATGATACGGCTGAGTGGCTGATTAAGCACGTACCTAAGATCAAGCAATACACAAGCCGAGCAGATAACGCACGACCTGAAACTATCAGCAAGGTTAAGCACGATAAAGAAAATCCCATACCGCTTATTAAAGCCTGTAAGAAATGGAAAGGCTGTGTTGAGGATGGTATTGCACAACTACAGTCGTTTGATGAGATTGTCATACATCCGGACGCTGATTGCTGCAAAGCAGAATTAACCGCCTACAGCTTTAAGAAAGATAAGTTTGACGAGATCACAGCAATACCACTCGATGCAGACAACCATTTTGCAGACAGCTTGCGATACGGTATAGAGCCTTACATTGGTAAAGGGCGATTCAGCTACGACAACATATAACAGGATAACTCATGTCACAAGTGATAAACGACAGCCTTACCTCGCTTATTACAAGCATGGGCGACCCAAACAGAGACAAACTAGCAGCGGTACAGTATAGCGGTCAGGTACTGAGCGACCAACAGATACAGAACGCATATCGTACAGGCTGGATGGCTAAACGCTTGGTTAATACTCCAGCTAAAGACGCGCTAAGAAATTGGCGCTTATGGCAGGGTACGGCTGAGCAGACACAAGCACTTGAAAAGACTGAGATGCGCTTAGGGTTGCAAGGCAAGTTATTAAAATGCCTTATCTTGGCACGTGTGCTAGGCGGTGCTGCACTCTTTATCGGGACAGGTGACAAGGACTTATCTAAACCACTTGATCCAAACCGCATAAGCAAAGACGGCATTAAGTATTTAACCGTGTTGCCTAAAACAGCACTTGCAGCGGCAGACCTTGACAGCGATGTACTAGGCGATAACTACGGCAAGCCCTCTTACTATGAGCTAATCACTAATAACAATCTGGTTAAGATACACCCTAGCCGATTGGTCATTTTAAAAGGTGAGGCGCACATTGACGAGTGGACGGTCATGGATTCAAGCCGTGGCTGGGGCGATAGCATTATTCAAGCGTCTTATGCAGCGCTAAAAAATAGTAATGCGACTGATGATAACGTGGCAAGCCTTATCTTTGAGGCTAACATTAACGTGGTGGCTATACCTGACTTGATGAGTAAATTAGGCGACCCACGTAGCGAGCAGCAATTGCTTAAACGTCTGTCATTGGCAGCGGCTCAAAAAGGTATTCATGGCGATTTGCTGATTGACAGTGAAGAATCGTTTACACGTAACAGCGCGTCATTCGCTAACCTTGATAACATCATGGAGCGTTTTGCAATTTTAGTCGGTGCGACACAAGGCATACCAGCGAGTAAGTTTTTAGGTCAATCGCCAAGCGGATTAAATTCAACGGGCGAAAATGAGCTTAAAAACTACTATGACGACATTAAGACTATGCAAACGCTCGAGATACAGCCATCGTTAAAGATACTTGATGAGTGTTTGATTAGATCAGCACTAGGCGCAAGACCGGATGATATTAGTTATCTATGGTCGCCACTTGCTCAAGCGTCATCTAAAGAGATTGCAGAAACAGGCGAGAAGTTAGCTAACACGATTAGAACGCTGGTCGATAGCGGCTTGTATGAGGCAGGTGAGCTAAGAGAAGCGGCAACGAATCAGCTTGTGAATATGGACGTATTGCCAAACTTGGGTGATGCGGTCATGTGCTCAAACAATGAGCTTGATGATGATTTTGATTTGACGGGTAATAGTGATGATAAATTACAATCTATCTGAGCTAATCGGTAAAGCCAAGGGCATTAAACTGCCTCGTATTGTTGAGCGTTTAGCTAGTCAACGGACTTATCAAAAGATTGTGCGTCGTATGCTCAAAGAAACAGGCAGCGAGATTAACAAGACCCTGCTGTCTGTTTATGCTGCCTCACTTGATGACGAGAATCAGATCGAAACGGCAGTGATAGTTTATGCGGTGCTGTCTGTTTTGCAGTCTGCTACAGCTAACGCTAAAACGGCTGTCAGTCAGCTTGTCGCACAAGAAGCTATCTATCTAGATAAAGCGTTCGTTCAAGGCGTTAAGCAAGCAACCAAGGCTGATATAAGTGCATTGATAGGTACAACTGACACCGACTCACTGGTGAGTAACATCGTTAAACGCAATGTATCGCTGATTACCGACCTATCCGACCAAACACGCAGTAAGATTGAGCAAGCCGTTATCAATGGTCAAATTAACGGAACAAGTAAAGTAAAGCTCAAAAAAGAGCTGAACGAGATACTAGGCAAACAGGCTAAACGTGGTGATTTGATTGCTAGCGACCAGATGGAGAAGCTATCCAGTGAGCTTAGTACGTTTAGAGCCAAGCAGGGCGGTTTAAGATATTACCGATGGCGTACTCAAGGTGATAGCCGCGTGAGGTCTAAGCATCAACACTTAGCAGGTAAGGTACAAGACACGAATAATCCAAACTCAGGCGATAATGGTCAGATGCCGCGCATACCTATCAGATGCCGTTGCTGGGCTGAATGGCTAATCGACAAACCTAATGATGATTAAATCACAGCCACTCAAACGAGTGGTTTTTTTTACGTCCATAAAAAGGGCATGACATGAAATTTACAGACCGCGCCACACTGACTGAGCCTAGAGAGACTGAAAACGGTTACTTGGTAGGTGATGTTAGATGCGCTCGCACAGGAATACAGCAGTATTTAGGGGTTGAGCTTGGATTGCCTAGCATGGACATTATTAACGTCTATCGCTCACCCGAAGAAGTGTTTAATAAAGACAGCTTGGCAAGTTATCCGCATAAGCCT